CGAATCAACAAGGGCTGCAACTAGGGAAACTACCCCGCTTACCATTGAGGTAATAGCTGTCTGAAACTCTTGGGAGTTAAGTATCTCTCTTAGGCGCTGGCCTGTGATAAACAACTGGTCGCTCACAGCTTGAAAAGCCCCTACAAGGTCTTTCTCAAGACTTGCCTTGAGACCCTTGAACTGGTTCTCCGGGGTTAGGTTCATACCAGCAGCGGCAATCGCTGTGAAGCCTGGGGCGTCCGCAATTTCTTTGGAAAGCCGGGCCATCTGAGTGGCAGTAGCCTCTAACTTCAGAGAAGCTGCTCCAGCGACATCCCCTATGGACTCTAAGTGCTTTATCTCTTTGGCCTGCTCAGGATTTAAGCGCAGAGAGGTTTCGAGTAGAGAAGCCTGCAAAGCAGACATCAAGCGTAAACCACGGTTTGTAGTAATCTTAGCTGCGCTAGCCTGCTGCTCAGCATAAGTCATGTTACGCATCTCATTGCTTAACATAGTAGTGATTTCAAGGACACTCTTAGCATGGCCAGAGTTGTCTATCATCGTTATGCCTAGACGCTTCAGCTCTTTCATAGCAGGCCCTGTTCCGCCGAGCAACTGAGTGTAGAAGTTGGTCATTGCAGTACCTGCACGTGACCCAGTAATCCCTATCTGGCTGAGTACCGCCAAGTTTAAAGCAGAGTCTTTCAAAGTAACACCAAACTGCTGGGCTACAGTTGATGCTACTTTGAAAGATTCTGACATTTTTTCTACAGAAGTCATGGATACAGCTGCTGTCTTAGCGATCACATCCCCTACATAAGACACCTGATCAGAAGAGTATCCATAAGCTGTTGCGACAGCCACAAGCGTCTCAGCAGCCTTCTCTGTAGTTACTTCACCAGCCAAAGCAAAATCAAGAGTTGGCTTCAAGGCACGCATCGAGTGTTCCGCATCCAGGCCCGCAAGGGAAAGAACTTTCAAGGCGTCGGATAACTCGACGGGGCCATATGGGCTTACTGCGCTCAGGGCCATGATCTGGGTGTTCATGGCAGCGATTTGTGGTGTGGTAGCACCTGCAAGCTCTTGGATGGTTGCCAGGTTTGTGGCAAGGTCTGTCCCAGCCTTCATCGCCTTCATGAAACTGAAAGAAATGGCAGCGCCAGCCAGCAGCGGAACCATACTACCCCATGTCAACCACAAGAGACCGAAGCCTGATGCAAGACCCCGTGCAGCTGAGTGAGCATCGAGCATGTGGTTTTTCAGACCCTTCATGGATGCACCAAGCGCGTTGGTATTGTGTACATCTGCGGGGGTAGGGATAGCTCCGGCAAAGCCTCCCCGGCTTACTGACGAGCCAGCCAAGGGAGATGTGGCTGCCAACTGCTTACGGGACTCAACCTCAATTTCAGCCCTAGCTATTTTCATCTTAGCCAGTAATTCTGCATTATTAGAATTAACAGCCGCCATATAAGAGGCTGTAGCTGTTTTCAGAGAAGCTATAGCTGCAGCGCTCTCATTCATAGACCTTACTCTAGCGTCCTGAATCTCTGCTCTGGAGGCCTCGTCCTTAACCAGTTTCAAGGCCTTTGTTTGCTGTTTATAAACAGTTGCAAACTCTTGTACTTTTCTTTGGGCAGCCTCAACTTCGGACATTGCATTCTGCATCCCAATGGAGGCAGTGCCGAAGCCAGACATCGCCACCTTCAGCTCTTTCAAGCTTGTCGCAGCAGAGTTCCCATTGGAGACTAGCCTACCACCAAGAGCGCTCTCAAATTTCGAGATAGCCGCCGTAGACTGATCCACAGCTTTAGCAAGCTGCTCGAAGTCTTGAATGAGGGGTTCGTCGGCCATACCACGATTCTAGGGCATGAGAAAAAATAAACCAGCCGAAGCTGGTTTATTTTGAAGAATTTTCCTGACGTTTTTGCACTTCCGACAGCCAGAGGGTGTCATATACCCTGACAGATTCCCAAAACATCCGCTTTTCGTCTGTGGCAAAGCCCCAGAAGTCTGCGTACTGTTGGAAAACCGAGAGAGGTATGGGGAGTACGCCTCCCATACCACCGCTTGAAGGTCTATCGAAAGAGAGGTCAGAGTGAATATGGGTAATGTAAGTCTGGTAAACGTCGAGCACCGGGCGGTTCTTCAATGAGGGAGGCTCGATGCCTGTGGATTCCGCAATCTCTTGCAGCATCTCAACTTTGTCCCCCCACTGGAACTGCCAACTCAGGTAGTCGGCAAAGACTTTTTTTCTTCTACCTCGTTTGCAACCTTGAAAGAATCAAAGTCAGCGGCTTGGTCAGAGATGTACCGGCGGAAGTCTTTGATGGCCAAGAGTTTCTTGGCGTTTTCTTCCGAGTACTTGAGGATTTCGCCTTTCAGCTTCACAGTCCCACGCCAGTCCAGAAGAACTGTTTTTGCAAGTACCTCAATCATGATGGTGTCAGACTTCGCTTCAGCAGCATCGCCTTTCGACTCCAAGATCATCTTGCTCTTACCGTAGAGCTTGCTCAACAGACGTGAGTACGCTTTGTTGGGGGCGCGTGCGATCTTGAACGAAGTGTCTTCGGTAAAATCTACCCAGCGACCCTCTGCTTCAAGTTTCTCGTCAGTTGCGAACGCTTCAAAAATATCAGCCATGAAAGGCTCCTTTGTGGTTGGTGAGCTTGAATTATGGCACGAAAAAAGCCTGGAATCCTAAGATTCCAGGCTTCAGGTGGTAACCAGCCACCAACCACAAATCTTAGACCACAGTAGCACCCACGCGGTCAATGAAAATAACCTTACGCAGTGTGGCATCAGCATTAGCTGCATCTTGTAGGCCTGTCCAGTCGATAGCCAGCATCATGTCCTGATCTTTCGACCCAGCCGTGACAGTAACCTTCGTCAAGTTCGCTTGGGGAATAGTCACGACGTAGCCATTACCTGCCGTGTCTGAAGTGGAGAAGCTAAGAGCAATGTTGGTATTCGCAACAAACTTGTCATACAAGGTATCACCGCTGGCCAGGTAGACTTGCAGGCTTCCTGACACAGAGATTGTCCCTGCGCCAATGCCAACGGCAGCCAGATTTCCGATAGCCGTCTGAGCACGCAACGCATTATCAAACTTCAATGAGATGTCTGTAATAAACGTGGATGTCAGAGCGACATTATCAACATAAATCGTACCTGCTGAGCCGGTCACACCCGTCTGCACGTCGTAGGTCTTGGATGCCGTAGGGGCACCAGGGAGCAAGGTTGCTGTACCGCTGTGAGTGGCTTTTGCACCCATGAAATTGAAGTTCAGCGAGGACAGAGCACCCTTGGCAACCTTCATATCGAAGCTCGAAGGCGTCATGCCAGAGTAAGCCCAGTACTCAGTCACGTCGTTCGCTTGGCGCTCCAGCGACCAAGATGTTTGGGTTGTGCCATGTGTCAGGCGTGAAGTACTGACCGTAGTAGCAGCAGCAGTACCGACAACCAAGGGCGTGCTCGCCTCCAGCGTGATGACCGTCGAGCTTGGAGCCACGGTCAAACTGACGCGCACAATCGCAAAATCATTCGTGCCACCTGCAGTCTGCAACTGGATGAACTGACCTTTTTTCAGGGTCGTAAAAGCACTGGCACCTGTAGGGGCGACACCTGCGGTGATTGTGGTGGCTGTGAAAGTACCAGCAAAAGATGTACCTACACCGTTCGTACCATATACAGCATAGGCAGACTGCAAGGTCGATTCCAGCAAGGGATCATACTCAGCGTAGGACAACTCAGCATTCACGCCGCCCGAGGCCGACGCCTGGGTAGGAACCATGCTGGTCGTTGCACGCGAAGAATTGATTTCCTTTGAGGCATCTTTGGTGATCGCGTAGTCAAGCGACTCACCGGTCATACGCAGAAATTTCGGTGTGCCAGCAGCAGGAATCACGCCAAAAGTGACTTCCTTAATATAGGCAAGGGAGGCAAGTGAACTGGATGCGAGGGTAGGCATTTGGGTGCTCCATGAAGTTGATGGAGGGAATGTAGCACCCAGAGGCCGAATTGCCCGAGGCTAAACTTACCTATGACATTCTGTGTCAGGTTTGACCGTACTTTACAGTCAAACTGTCAGGGTGTCTGCGTAGAATGGCACGATGGCCGAGGTCACGTAATTGCCAAGATGTGTTGTCGGGCGCACGAATGTGGCGATTTTTGTGTGTACATCACCGAAAGTCTTCAGTTGCAGGGCTTTGTAGAAGTGCTCAACCAAGAGCAAGCTCTTGGCCGTGCCCGCCCCCTCTTTGACCAGCACTGTCAGAAGAATCTGGCCAAAAGTCCGGTGGATAGGTGTCCGGCTGATGTCGGCCTGAACCCCTGAGAGGAAGTCAATTTCCAGCATCAGGTAAGGCTTCGTCTGTGTCGCTGGGTCTGCCGCCGGTCGGTTGTCGTACTCCACAAGCAGCGTGGGGTCGGTGACATAGGCCACCCGCGCTGCTTCAACAGCGGTTACGATGGATTGGCGGTAGGCTTCGAGTGACATGGCTATTTGAGGAAGCTGAATTTATTTTTCGTATGAGCAACAGCGAGAATGTCGCCCGGAATGTAATTACCTGGCCTCAATTTCTCCTCTTGGATCATGCCTGAATATATCATGCCTGCTGTCGGGCTGCTATTCACATAGGTGATTCTGGAGTTGTACTTGACAGTCCTGAGAGCCTCTACGTTGTCTGCCAAGGCGTACTCCAACGCCTGTGTATCGCCCTTCCACTTGGCCAGAGATTCGATCGTGTTATGCGGAATTTCTTTTAGGGGGCCGTAGGCTGCTCTTTCCCCAGTAGCGAACCCGTAACTCGCATGAGTGATTTTCCAGCTTGATGCAAGGTCACCAGACCACTGAGGCGTGTTGAGCACAAGCTCTGTCAAGACCTGTTTGGTTTTGTCCCGAACAAAGTCAGAGGCCCTGGTCACCATAAGAGCTTGCTGCTTCTTGGTCTTGGCCATAAAAGCATTGCCGGAAAGTGAAAAGCCAGCCATCAGACAAGTCTCAAGTGCAGCACCCAGGCATCTTGCTCTTGGTGCAGATTCAATACCGTCCAGGCCTTTCCTGCCACGGTCACCGCTTGATTGATCTTGGGCGTGATTGAGATTGTAGGAATCAGCAGTGCCTTGTCACCAGCATGAGCCAAGGCATCGGCAGCCGTCTCCGTCTTGTAGATTTTGTAGTAATCCACGAGCAGCGACTGCACCGGTGTATTCGCCGCCACATAGGCATCTGTAACCGGGTCGTAAACGCCTGTCGTTGTGAATGTGGCGGTCACAGGTGCGTCGATCTCATCGCACTCAGTCGTCAAGAATCCATCCAGATCAGCATAAGCGGATCGGGCACGGTATAAAACCGTCCCAGAGCGAAGGAATGTGCCCTTGGCCACCCCAGTACTCGGGCTTAGAAAGATGTTCCAGAAGGGGTTGTAGCTCGCGTCGTTGAGGGTGTTTACCGTGGACTTCAGGTACATCTTCTGGCCGTAAGCAGAAACGCCTACAGAGCCTGCTGCCGCCTCACCCGCTGTCAGGATTTTGAGGCTGTCAGTGACCCGCTTCGTCCAGTACATCTTCCTGATCGTCTCGTTCGCCCACTCGTCAGCATTCGACATCCCTATCAAGGTGAGCTGATCGAGAATCATCAGGACGTTGTGAGATGGGATCACAAGCGTGGGCACTGCGGACATCGTTCGTTTGACGGACGCGCCGCCAACAGAGGCTGATTCAAGGAATGTGGAAGATTGCACCCGACCAACATACGCGCCGCTGTAGCCGTCATAGGCCTTTAGCGTGTCGAACTTGGTAGCAGCGTCTTTTAATCTCACGTGTTGGTCACAGGATCGGTCGCTGTGCCTGAGAATGTTGCAAAAGTCACCAGCGTCAAGGCTGGTGCGGTATAGGTTAAGTCCACAGCTGCCAGAGCCGCCAACAAGCGCTTGCGCAGAGCATTGAACCCATTACGAACCCCATCCTTCACATCTTGGAAAACGTCAACTTGCCTATCAATCGCCGCTTTGCCGTCGGTTATCTGCCGAGGGGCAAAAAGAGTCAAGGCTGAGAGGGATGTTGTGGCTATTGCGTAGGTACTGAACAATCTTGTCACTGCGTAGAAAGATTTCTGCGTCGTTGTGCGGGAACCGGGAGCAATAGCGGAAATTGAAGCGTAGTTCGTGGCTACGCTGGCACTGATGTCGTCAAGCTGGAGAAGGAGGGACTGGTAATAGAGGTCGAGAGCAAGTGTCTCGTCGGGCAGCTCCTCAATCGACACACCCAGTACCGAGCGAACGTCGTCATAAGTGGTGAAGTCAATTAAAGCAGCCATGGGTGACCATTCTAAAGTAAAAAGCCGAGACTTTGCTCGGCTTTATTCGTATGCCGCCAAGTTTATTTGGCGGATTTTGCAGGGAGCTTTTCCACCAAGACCTCAGGTGCTGCCACCTTGACCTGGGCAACTCGCTCGATCATATCCTGGTTCTTCACCCAAGCGTTTTCAATCGCTTGCGTAGGAGTGCGAGGGTCAAAGCGGCAACCTGTGGTGGGGTCGACAAAGGCGTAATTGCCCTTGTTCATCAACCACACACCAGACTTGTCGAAAACTTTTTGAACTTCCATAATTTCTTCCAGATGACGGGCATCAGAGATGCCCGTCAGTAGGTTACGCAGAGAGCGTCAGCGAGGCGAAGGGCTTCAGATCGGTATCACCGAAGGTACGGTAAACCATTTCAGCCCAATCCAGGCGCATAGCCGTTTTACGGGACATTGCGAACTGCTCGACTGCGCTGTAAGCCGCAGCGGTGTTGGTCACGCGGCTGATAGCCGAGGACGCGTCCAAGGCCCAGATGGTGTTGGCCGGAACCGGACCACCGTCAGCAGCCGAGTCCACGATGAAGACTTCAACATCATTGCCGAAACCACTGTTCATCACGCGACCTTGAGGGTCGATGCGGGCCAGGGTCGGGTCATAGTTGTTGCTGCCCGGACGACCGGTGCGAGACTCGATCTTCAGGTAGGTGTCAATGTCGCAGATGGCGTGGGACTTGCGCGCGAACTTGCGGTTCGTAGCCAAGAATTTCAGCCAGGCTTTGTGGGTCAAGGTTAGACCAACAGAAGCAGCATCCAGCGTAGCCGACATCACCGAAGGCACAGCACCGGAGATTGCATCACTATTACCGTTCCACAGGTCGCTGAGGTAGTCGTATGCACGGCTATCGCGTTCGACGCGCAGGTAGTGGGCGGTGGTCATGCCGACGTAATCCAGCGTGGTGTTCTGCAGGGCTTGGTCAGTCCAAGACATGCCGATATTCCAAGCCGGGATACGACGGATTTTGTCGCCGGTACCGAAGAACAGCATCTGAGCAGGTTCAGCACCTTGGGCAACACGACTGGCACGAGCTTGCTCGGGGCCACCGGTGGTGCTCATGGTCACGACAGGCTGCTCGAAGTTGTCAGAGGCAACAGAGACTTCCTTGGCAACGAGCTTGTCGAAAACAAGCATGTCGGTCACTCGGTCTTTTTGCAACTCGGACAACACGAAGTCAATCACCGCCACATTGACCAGCGAACGAGCCGCCGTGCCGAATGGGGATTGGTGAGTGGCCACGTTACCAGCCTGGAAGCCAGCCGAGCCATTCAGAATCGCACCGATGGTCGGGGCAACCAGACCGAACGGGTTGCTCTTTTGGCCAGGGACGATCAGGCCCATTTGGGCTTTGATCTGTTCAAACGGAGTACCGATGCTGGTATCAGCTTCAGGCATGAGTTTGTTGATTTCTGCAACGGGATTGCCCGTCTTGCACATCGAGTTCACTTGCTCTGCAGTGAGCTCGATCTGGTTTACACCGCCATTACGGTCTACAACGCTAAAAGTCATGTTAATGCTCCTTGTATGGGGTTAGGCGATAGCTTCGATGACACCTTGAGTACCCACAGCGCCGGAGCCTGCAGTACCAAGAGACACAACGCGCCACTTGTAGTTCAAAGTGTTGCCAGCTGCGGTAGCTGTGCAAACCTTGGGGTAGGATGCCAGAGCAGTACCCTTGACAGTAGCTGTACCAGCGACAACGTAGTCACCGACAGCAACAACGCCAACACCAGGAGTGCCCTGCAGGCCGTCAAACACCACGTTGACGCGGCCTTCGCTGTAAATGCTGCCGATAGTGAAACCGTTTTGGGGTGCGAGCTCTACTGCGTAGATCACACCTTCAATTTCGTTGCCAACAGCAGCCAAGTCGTAGCGGCTTTCGCCAGCCAACTTGACCAGCTTGCCAACTTCGTGGTAATCGAGTTGATTTGCCGCACCTGACCCAGCACCCAGCCGAACGGCAACAGCCGATTCTTCAGGTACGGTAGGCATAATGAAATGGTCTTTTGCCATGATATTTCCTTACGTTAAAGATTTAGAGAACTGGAGGGCCGACAAGAACAGAGGGTTAAGTTCAGCCTTCGCGGGTTTCGCCGCTACGGGTTCCACTTTGGTAGCGGCTACGCCACCTGTCTTGTATTTTGCCACGAACAGGTCTGCGATACGCTTATGTTCCGACAGCAAATCTGCCGTCGCATCAAACGTCGCACCAAGGTTCATGGCCATATTCTTTGCACTCGCCTGTACGATGGCTGACAAGCCTTCGAGGGTAGGCACTTGGGCTTGCAACGAAGCCTGGGCATCAGTGAGGCTAGTCTGGGCATCGGCGAGGTCAGTCTGTACCTGTGCCAAGTCAGCTTTGGTTTGGTCAAGCTCTGCTTGAAGCGGGTTGACTTCTGGCGCTGCAGGAGTGGACTCGATGACCTGAGCAGCGGCTTCGGCCACAGGAGTCAGACTCACACCAGCAGCCAGGGCAACAAGCTGCTCAGCGGTCGGTAAAGGATTTTTCATGTTTTCGCCTTTCAGGTTTGGCATATTATCACCCAGAATTTCAGCTTTAGCTGACATTTGGCGCTTATTGTCAGGTTTTTGTTGGGTTTTAACCGCTGTAAATGCATCAGATAGATTCCCGATAGCATCTACAAGGCCCACATTCAAAGCCTGAGCACCAATAAATTCGCGTCCTTGACCAAATTTGGTATCGGCAGACATCAAGGTTGTACCCCGCATATCAGCCATGTGCCCTAAAAAGATGTCATATAGGTAAGTCGCCTGCCCTTGCATCTCCGCTTTGGCTGCGTCCGTCAAAGGCTCATAGGGATTAACCAAGGCTTTGAACTCACCTGCACGAATAATCGTCGCCTTCTTGCCATCTTGTGCAAGTTGTCCAGACCTATCCATGTGCACCATAAGCACGCCGATCGACCCCACAATCGCCGTATCCGACACAGTGACATTACCTGTTGACGCCCCAAGCCAGAGAGCCGCAGAGGCCATCATACCGCCCGAGTAAGTAGCCATTGGCTTAACTTTGGACACGTTTGCAATCAACTTGGCTGTGTCATGAACACCAGAAACATGGCCACCGCCCGAATCTACATTCAGGAGGATAGATTTAACATCCTTATTAACCACCGCCTGTACCAACGCATCCTGGATGTCTGCGTAACCTGTGACACCAAGCATCTGGCCAAGAGGCCCGAAGCTGCCGTTAGCCAGTGAACCTTGAATGTCGATGACACCCACACCATCGTTGACATTCAGGAGTGACCAAGAGGCATCTGCCTGCGGCTGGCCAGAAGCCTTTTCCTTCGCAGCGAGGAAGTTATCGTAGGAGGCCTGAGAGCCGAGCCAGAGGGAATTGTTGAGCATTGGGTGTCCTTTTGCCGGATTTTAGGGCGTGTTGTACGGTATTAAGTTACATTTGGTGCAAGTTGTCAGGATTTCTTCTGCGTTGGGGTATTCGGTGTGAGCGCTTTTTCGGTCGCATTGGCCGTATTCGACGTGGGATTCTGGTTAACCGCTGGGCTTGCAGTCTTAAATCCTGTACCAGACAAGGGTTTGAACCCATCTGGTGTCAAGTGACCTGTAAGTTGGAGCGCCGCCTCATCATCCGTCAGGAACCCAAGGCTTAACTGCTCCAAAGTCACCGCCTGATCCATCGCACGGAAGGCCGCTAACTCAGAATCTGGGCGCAAGTCCAACGGGGCATAAGTAAATTCCACGTAACCGTCGATACCCATCAAACGCACAGCTACTGTCAGAGCCCGCGAATACAACTCATTGAGCTTACGCCGGATGCCATCGCACTGCTTGAGGTAAAGCAGCGACTCTGCAGATGACGCATTGGACGTACTCGCGTAACCCAAGGTCACAGGCAGAGCTTTAGACCCTGTAGCGAGCTTCCCATTCAACACCTTCTGAACCCGTTCGATGATTGCACCAGGGTCTTTACCACCATCGACATAGCTGTAATCCACCATGTCAAAGGACACGAGAGCATCCTCTGGTGCAAGACCATTCAACACCGTCTGCACTTGGGTAATCAATGCATTTTGGTACTTGGCAAACGCCTCAGAATCCGCCAAAATTTCAGGAGGGCAGGACTTCTTCAGCTTCTCCATGTCAATGGTCGCCTTCAGGCGCGGCAATACCGCACGAGACAAGGCCCGACGAATATCATTTGAAAACTGCAGGTCTGCAAGAACTGGTTGCAGGGCTGATTCCAGAGGACTAGAAGCACTGGCCGAAGACACGATCTGATCGAGGCTAACGTAGATGAAGGTGGGTATATCGAGGTCGATTTCCACACCACCGATGTACTGCACAAACCTCACAGATTTATCTTCGTCGTAACGCCGCAAAGTATTCTGCCCCACCACGTTCAGCGATGCAGGAATTCTCCCTTTATCGAGGGCAACTTCGACGGATGCTGCGCCATAAATCAGCAACTCCTTACCAAGTTGCTCAGATAGGCTCTGTATCGTCTGCTGGGAGCCGTAGCTACCATCCACGTTCCCCAGGAACGTCAAGCGCGTCAGCAGCTCCTGTGCAAGCGCTGTAGCCGCCCTATCCACCTGGCCATCCAAGTTCTTGCCTACCACCGTAAACCTCTCTGGAATCGCCGTGCGCAACGCCATGAAGATTGCAGAGGACAACTCTGGGGACGACTGAGACAACTCAATCAGCGTTTTGGGCGTACTCGCTTGGGCACGGGCAAGCAGCCGGTCTGTATTCGCAAGGTTCCGATCCTGTACAACGATTGGGCTTGTGAGAGCGACCACCGTCGTTCGGTGCGCAGGCAGCGACTGCGGAGCATTCGGCGCTTTTGGCAAAGGCGGAGGAGTCAATGTTGCCGCATTGAATAAGGATTTAAATTTATCGAACATATAGGCTCCTGGAATGCGCGGATTCTACTTTAACCGGAAGCTTGCAATCAAGGGCACAGCACCTGCAGCCGTCCACCCCGCACCCGACCTGATGCTCGCAGCCAAGAACAAATACCCAAGTGCGAACAGTTGGTGATCCTCACCCGTCGTCTTATCCCAAGCCCAGACGAACTCGTTCTTACGCATCGCCCTTACGCGCTTCAACGACGTGTAGTGCGCATTCAGGTTATCCGTCTCTTGCGTCTTCGCAACCAAGACCGCGCCTCTCTTAAACTTGTCAAGCAAGGTATCAAACAACATCGTCCTATTCGTTTTGACCAAGCGCAGATTCAACACACCTTCTGACTTATCCGCTTCCTTCTCTTGCAAGCTGTATAACGTAGGTATCTCGCGGAACCCGCAACCCCACACGTTCGGGTCTGCTTCCGTCATTCGCATCACAAGCCCCATCTCAGGCTGGGCATCAATTACGGTAGCAATAATACGATACTTCGCAACCAACTCTCTACGCCGTTCTTCCAACTTATGCAGAGGACACATCTCACGATGCACAACTATCAAGGCCCCATCCTTCATACGCCCTACAGCCATCGCACATAACAAGCCCACGTCGATACCAAGGTAGTGAGGGTCGGATGAGCTTAAATCAGCAGGCACTAACGCCCGCTCTACGTCTACATCTGTAATCTGCTCATTCGCTTCTTGCGAAGTCTCCCCCAACGCCTGGTTGTAAAACTCCGACCTATTCGAGTATTCCGTAGACACCCGCACAAAGTAGGGAGGTTTTAAGACATCACACACGGTCGCAGGCGATATAAAGTAAGTCGTCGCCTCGTAATTATCGCCAGGGTTCTCACAAACCCACTCTAAATTACTAGGAGATAATATAGGATCAAGGCGGCACTTCGGGCACATCCAGGCTGCACCTTGCCAATTCACATCTTTTATATTCGTCGCTGTTAACTCAGATAGGTCACCGTAATACCCAGGCACTACAATATCCGTATGGTAACTAGGCAACCACTTATGCCCACAGCAGGCACAAGTAGCCATGTGACGGTGTCTTTTAGACGTTTTCGCCTCTTTATCAATACCTAAGCCCGCAATCGTAGGCGTAGAAAACTGTCTAACAATCTGTAAGGGACTCGCCTGTAACCGCGACCTAAACTGTTTAACCACTTCTGGGTCGCACCTATCTAACTCATCCACTATCAAAGCATCTGCAGATATTGACAACGCAGCCGTTTCTGATCTCGTACCACGTATATATAAAAAGTTCGCGCCTATCTGCTTTAATTCGACCGAATCTATAGACTTTTCCGTCAATCTAGCCAATTCCGGCGACCCGTAAATAAGCGGATTCAGCTTCGTAGCAACAAGCTTTGATGCGTCAGAGGCTGATGGTAAGGCATAGATCGCGTTCATCCGGGGCTGAGTAGCCATCGCAGACAGGATATAAGCCATAGTAGCAGTTGTAAGACCAATCTGGGCCAACTTCACCGTATTCACCACACGCGAGGTATTATCCAGCACATCCGCTTGATAAGAGTAAGCTCCCCTCATATCCATGTGCTTATTCTCAAGCCTGATATACTTCTGCGCCCACTTAGACAGCGTACCCATATTATAGGTATCCGCAAGCCCCTCTTCCAAGCGCTGTAGGTGTGCTTCAAGCATTTAAATAAGCCTTGTAAGTCCTTAGGAAATCTGCTTGCATCTCTGGAAACTTCCTTAGAGTCGCAAGCAGAATCTGTTCGATCATCTTCACCCGCTCTGAATCGTACAAGTCGCTCTGCATCTTGGTAATCTGCTGCAGGATCGTGGTGGCCGAGTTCAGCGTCTGGGCCTTTTGATTCAGCGGCACACTCTCATCGTACTCTGCATCGGTTAGCAAGCGCTTCGCTCGGTTGAACTGCTGCAGCAACTCATCCTCGATGTTCAAGTCTGAAAGCCGCTGCAAGGGATGGAAGTCCACACGCTGGCGTGTGGGTTCCGGCTCAGGCGCGGCTGCAGGAGGGGCTACAGGGGCAAGGAGGCTTGACATAGGTTCTTTCGTAGGCGGTAGATGGTACGTTCTGATGTGTGTGCAAGCTCAGACGCCCTGGCCACAGTAAATTTCCCTTCCAAGCTCTGTTGGGCAATGGTTTGCTTATAGAGGCGTCGCATTGCAAGCAAGAGCTTGGGGTTCTTTTTGGGCTCTTTCTCGAACAAGCTGCTCAGATACCTTGTCGAGCAATGCAGCTCTGCCGCTATCTCTTTTAGAGGGCGTGCTCGATGTCGAATGTCGTACTCTTGTTGGGGTGAGATTCGCTGTATGAGTTCCATGTCGGTGATTATATCTCTGTTTTTGTCAGGTTAGGTGTTGATGTTGGAGTCGGGGTTGGGGTTGGTGCTGGGGTTGGGGTCGGAGTTGGGGTCGGTGTTGGGGTGCTATGTAAAAGAGAGC